AACCAAATCGGTGGCAGTCGGCATTTGCCACGAAAATGGGGTTGTTGGATTGCTCATATTTTCTCCTTATGCCACGACTAGGGCGTGTTCCCAGTCAAGTATCCCAGATATTGTGTTCCAAGCCTCAGCGACACTTACATCTTGCCACTGCATTGCCTGCAAAGAATAGGCAAGCGGTGAGAGATTTAAGCTGACGCTGATTTCATTGTATGCGGCTTGAAATGTAAAGCCCTCAACAAAGCCAAGGTATGTGCCAGACGACATATTCAGGGGCAGATTTGCGATATTTACTGGCATGCCCATAAAGACGTTGATCAACGCATCTCGATCGCCATTGTCAATCTCGGGATTTGTAAGCTGGTAAGTAATTGAATTCAGATTGAACTCTGGATATGCTCGCAATGATAGATAGAAATCCGCCTGATCTTGGGCGTCCACTTGGTGCTTGACTGTAGTGGTAAAGATTTGAGCCAATTCGCCGTATAGGGCAACCGATTCTGGATTTGCCGCGCTGACCTCGGATGTTGAATTTGTGCCGTATTTCAGGGTGATCGTATTGCGTACATCGCCAGCCCTAGATTGAATCGTCAGCCCTGCGCCTTGAGCTTGATTGGCACTTAGATCGACGTAGCCATTGGTCGCAAGATAGATTGATCGATGGTCAGCCGATGCGTATGAGATCAAGCCTTGAGCATCCTCATATATGTAGCCCAAGCCGCTCGTTGCCAAAGCTGAAACCAAAGAATAAACGTCGGTGCGACTTGATGATCGTTGCGCCAGCTCATAACTGCCGGGCGTATCGATTTCGCCCAGTCCAGTATTTTCGGCATTTTGCCATTGCTCGGTGGGATCATAGTTATTCCATTGCAATGCCGCTGGCACTTCGCCCCAGTTATTTACCAGTAAGTCAGTCAAAATTGTCAAGATTTGATCGCCGTCAAAGTCTTGAGATAAGACGCCATTTGTCAGTGCTTTTGGCAATCGAGCCAAAGCGCCAAGTGCGATAATTTTAACGCGTTGAGCAAATGCCACGTTGCCAAGCTCTGCAACCGATATCGATACTTCAACCACTGACCCGCCAAATATGGGCACAAATGTCGCAGTTGAATCTTGCAGCTCTACCGTCAAGCTGCTATTGATGCCAATAGCGACATTTGACTGATCAAGATTTATCAGCTCAATGTTTATGTATCCCGCTTGAGCTTGCTCGTAGATATTATTTCGCCCTGATGTAATAGTCAGATTTGCTAAGACTGATGATTGATATTCAACGCCATCAATTATGACTTTATAGATTGGATTAAATACGGTCATGCTTTATACCGTAACAAAAGCACCAGCGCCACCAGTGCCCCTAAAAAATGAATTGTTTAATGTGTTGACAATTGTTCGGGCTGTGCCCTCTGAATCAATTGCTCCATTGACGGTCAAATTGATACTGGCGGCTGAATCAGATCGACCAAAAGTCATTCCAGATGGTGTCGAATTAGATGAAACCGCGGCTACTGATGCACTTCGCACAGCTGTAGAAATGCCGCCACTTGATCCGGGCACTGTAATTTTTGGAGCAACTGGCGCTGTGATTGTAGGTGTTGTCGATCCTAGAACCCCAGAAATGCTGCTAAATGTTCCCGGCGTTGATGTGATCCCTTTGACCGATGGAATATCAGCACCGGGCTTGATTAAATTGATGCCTTCAATAATTTTGTTTACCGCATCAATTGCAAAGTTAAGAATTGGTTTTATGACTGAAAGCACTTTTGCAAATAGATCGATGACTACGCCAGCGATGTCTCCAATTACACTCAAAGCCGCTCCGATCACTTTGCCGATGATTGGAGCTATAACTTTGACCACCTCAAAGAATGATTGGAACGCGTCTTTGTTTTCTACAATTGCATCTTTAACCTTTGTGAATAGCTTGACCAGACCTTCAAAGATCGGCGTGGCATAAGATTGGACTACTGCGACAGTTTCCTGAATTCGCATTCCTAAACCGCCAGCCTTATTGGAACTGATCGCATCCGAAAATTGCTGGACAATTGGCAAGACGTATTTTGTCAGTACATCGATAAACTTTTGTAATATAGGCAATAGCGCAAATCCAATAGTTTCAACGCTCTCATCAAATGCCACTTTAAGTCGAGCAATTCTGCCTTGAAATGTCTCAGCATTTGCCGATGCTGCGCCACCAAATAAATCTGATAATTTGCTCTGCACTTCTGTGAAGCTCATCGCCTTAAGTTCGGCTGCGGATAATCCAACGCCTAATTTGCCAAGCGCGGTTGCATTGCCGTCGTAGGCTTTGCCTAGAGCATTGGCGACGGTATCCAAATTCTTTCCAGTGGCTTGAGATATGTCCAACGATAGATTCAGTAAATCCTGCGCCTTGGTAACGTCATTAGTTGAGAGCGACAAACGCTGCAACGCTGGACGCAATTTTGAATCGGCGACCCCAGTCGCCAAAGATGTCGCCAAAATCTGTTTTTCTACCGATGCAATCATTTCATCGGTTGCGCCTGTAGCATTCCTTAAAGCCGTTGCAAGACGTATCTGCGCCGCTTCATCCTCGATGGCTGCCTTTACTCCATCAACGCCAATCTTGATTGCGTATGCGGCGGCTGCGGCAGCTGCGACTGCAAATGCAGCTGCGGCCTTCTTTCCAAAATCGCCAACCTTATCGGCAAAGCTTTCGACCTCCGCTTGGCCGCCTTTGATTCCCTTTTTTAAATCATCAAAGTCAGCATCAAAGGTGATCTTGACCTTTGGAATCCCGGCCATCAGTTTAACTTCAAATCTTTAATTAGATTTTGCACAAGTTCAATATATTCTTTGGCTACGATTGGGGTGTAATAATCGACTGCATTATTGATCCAATAGCCAGAACTCTTGCGCGGTGCTTTAAAGCGATTGCTATATTTTCGGCCAGCGCGATCAACTCCAGATGATGATCCGTATTCTGATCCCCAGAGTAAAGCTCCAGCTGGCGCAGCGCTACGGCCGACCTTGTTGCCTTTGCCGCTTTTGCTGGCAGTGCCACCATAGGGGCGGCCAACTTTTTTATCGCCACCAAGATCAACACGAATCAATCGATCGCGTGGCGTCAGCATTGATTCAAGTACCAATTTAGTTTGCGGCGTTGGTGAACTTTGACCAAACTGAGTTAATTGTCCGGCAAGTCTTTTGGATAATGGTTGAGCCGCATCTCTGACGCGACCTTGGGTTTCTTTGTCTAAAAGATTCAGCGTTGAAATCAAATTCTTAAGCGCATAGGGTTCAACTTCGATGCGGAATGAGCCTTGGCCTTTTGTCGCCTTAAACGCCATTTCGCTTCTCCAATATCTCAATAGCTGTAACTATATCCTCAGCCAGCTCAAATTCTGATCGGCTAAGCCCGGTAGTAATTGCCAAATCCCAAAGGATTCGATTTATGCTTCCGGGGGCGTAACTTTTGGGGCTTGCTCATCACCGACTGTTATTTCGGCAACGGTCTCGCTCCAAATCTCAAATGACTTGATTGGCTTACCAGCGGCTTCGCGTTTCATGGCGTGATACGCCAAGAACATCAAATCGCCAATGCCGATCTTGTCTTGAGCCTGTGAAATGATGAATCCAGTTTTGGTTTCCCATTTCGCCCACTCTGGCGGTTGCGCAGTGTAGGTCTCGCTATTTCCTGCTGTGTATTCGATTGTGATTGGTAGTTTCATGCTCCCGGTCTCCTTTGGTTAGCTGAATGTTGCAACTGGTGTTGTAACACATGTGAATGAAAGTGAAACAGTTTGTGCATCTGGGGCGCTGCCGCCAGCTGATGGCAAAATTGGCTGGACGTCAAATGCAAATGACGCACCTGTGTCTGCTACCAATACAACAGGCAATCCCGTTTGTGGTGCGCTTGTTGCAGCTGTCCATAGTGCTTCGCATAATGATGACGCTGCTCCCCAATCTGCCAGCATTTCAACGGCAAAAATTCCTTGCGTATCGACGGTTTGATAAGCTTTGCCGTCCAAGGTCTGAAAAATTGAGATTGTGGAATCGACTGTTAAAGTCGCTGATGTAGCTTGGGCATCAAAATCATCGCCGTCAATTGTGAAGGTGATGTCTCTGCCGGTGATGATTGTTGTTGGCATTTCTTTTTCTCCTTAGTCGGTGTAGTACGTTGAGACTTGCAAATCAGCCGCCAAGAATTTTCCTGTGCCGACTTCCAATGGTATTGGTGAGCTAACATCTCCGACGGTGTATCCGCCGGGCATGGTTGAAATAATTGAAATCATAAGATCTTCAAGATTGGTCAGAGCTGCCGCGTTGTTGGAATATCCGACAACGCCAGTGACCAGAAAATTGATTTTGACTTTTGTGGTTGCGCCATTGATTAAGGTGCTTTCAAGATAAGGTGAATCTGGTACAAGAATGATTGAAGGACTTGTCATTGTCTCTGGAATGCCGTTATAGACATTGGCTGCAATCGATGTCAGTGCAGTCTGTAAAGGTGTTCGGATGTCGGCTTCAATAGTCATAGACACATTGTTTCGACTTCAAGAAATGGCCCGAGTAGGCCAACAATGCGATTGGTCAAGCTGCGGCCAAGTACGAATGGCGATGGCTGAAATGCATCGCTCATAATTTGGTTGCCCGGCGCTGTTACTGATTGAAAAACTTCAACGGCTACGACAAGGATTGCTGACTGGATGGGAGCAACGCCAGCGTATAAGTCGCCAGCGGTTGCCCCATCGATACACGCTAACCCTGCCGGAATCTGCGGGATCGTGTATGTGCTATCTGCCTCAACTGTTGCAGATGTAAATACATAAGGGGTAATGCGGTCATCGGTAACGGTTACTGTTCCGTCATAAATTCCGCATCCTGTAATTACAACACTTTGGCCGGGCACGAAATAATTAACGCGTTGTGTTCCGTAAAATGCAATGCCATTTTCTACAAAGATTTCATTGACCGCTGATTGATAGCCAGTAAGTAATGGCAAGATCGTCAGCTCAGCCGAATCAATCATTTGGTCAAGATAAGCATCTGAATAAAGAGCAACGGAAACGCCAAGGATTGATCGCAGTTCGCCT